AACTATCATCCTATTCTACAAAATATTAGTTTAATTTATGTTCGGTGGATAAAAGGACATAAAGGATACATTCTATGTGTTAGTCACTCCGAATCATTCTCATTAACAATCACCAATATACTCGACAAACTATCTAAAGTCAACAACATATACACATTAGATAAGAAAGCGGTATTACACCACTTTCCTACGTTGAGTCCTCAACTAATTGATGTACAACTGATTAGTTCATATTATACTCTTCAAAATATTAATATTGATCAGTATGAGTCAAAAGTTGAAACGGATTTTAAACGTAAATATTATACAGCTGAACCATCATGTTTAATTCCGATTGCAAAACATTATGAAAAATACGAAAATGTATATGATCATATCGAACAGACAATAAATAAAATTAGTGAAAATATACGTGAGTATGACTTTTTAAATCATTATGTTACTCCGTTGTTCTATAATATTGAAAAACAAGGTATTAAATTAGATAAAGAACCATTTATTAAACATTTTAAAGATTTACCAAACCCTAAATTTTCAATATCTAAAGGTAAAATATATACACAGTATAATTTAAATACATTAACTGGCAGACCATCAAATGCATTTAATGGGATTAATTTTGCTGCTTTAAATAAAACAAACGGTGAACGTGCTGCCTTTATTCCTAAAAACGATAAGTTAGTTGAGATTGACTTTAAAGCATATCACCCAACTATTATCGCTAGATTAATTAATTATGGTTTTACTACATCTAGTATATATGAATTTATATCAAATTTCATTCCTGGTTCAACACCTGAAACTATCAAAGAATTAGTATTTCAGCAGTTATATGGTGGTATTAAAAAAGAATATCAAGATAAAACATTTTTCAAATACGTGTATGAATATACAAATAAATTATGGAATGATGCTGATAATGGTGTAATTGGTACTCAATTCGGTAAACGTTTCACTAAAGAAATGATTGAAAATCCAACACCACAAAAACTACTTAATTATATTGTTCAAAACACTGAAACTGTATTTAACGTAGTTCAATTTTCAGCCGTAATGAATTTGCTTAAAGATAAAAAAACAAAAATAATATTATACACATACGATTCTATATTATTGGATTATGATTCGTCGGAAAATTTATTAGATAGCATAACTTCGATATTAAAATTTAATTATTCCACGAAATCTGGGCAAAATTACGCAGAAATAGAATAAATCATATATTTATGTTAGACTTAAGTTACGATTTATTTAATAATACATTTTTAATGGCTAATAAGCTATTTTGTACATTTACTGCTCCCGAAGAATTAGACGATACTCTAAACACTTTAACAACTAAATACACAATATTATATTCTAAAATATTTGTATTAGAATCGTTATCGACTGAAGAATATGTTTGCACATACAATATCGATACATTTAATATGGAGCAACAATCTGTGTTACCTAACACAATATTATTACATCGTAAAAAAGAGTCAAATACGTTATATACAATAAATGCTTTAAATGCATTAATCAAGTCTTTGAACAGTGGTATTTTAGATACCAATTATCGTATTACGTGGTTGGATTATAAAAATTCAATCTTGTTAATTCAAAATAATGATTTAAACATCATTCAAACAAAAATCCACAAGATAATTAATCTGTAGGATTTCTTAATTACCATTACCGAGTACAATTTTTAAAACTTAAATAGTTATATTATGGATTTAGCTTTGTTAAAGCAGAAATTAGGTAATCTTAACTCTCCACAAAAATCCGGGGGTAAGACTTACGAAAAAATCGATTACACGAAAGTGTTCTGGAAGCCTCAAGTAGGTAATCATACGATTCGCATCGTACCATCAAAATTTAATAAACAAAACCCGTTCCGTGAAGTATATTTTCACTATGGTTTTGCTAAGGGTCCAATTTTGGCTCTAAACAACTGGGGAGAAGCAGACCCAATTATGGAATTTGCTGCTAAATTACGTCAATCAAAAGACCGTGACAACTGGGCATTAGCTAAGAAATTAGATCCAAAAATGCGCGTATTTGTTCCTGTTGTTGTTCGTGGTGAAGAAAATTTAGGTGTTCGTTTATGGGAATTTGGTAAAGAAGTATACAAATCATTACTAGGATTTGCTGCTGATGAAGATTATGGTGATTTTACTGATATCCAAGATGGATTTGATTTTAAAATCGATGCTGTAAATTCAGAAGTTGCTGGTCGTAAAGTAGTTAGTTGTACATTACGCCCTCGTCCAAAATCATCTCCAATTTCTGATGATGCTAATTTAGTTAATAAATGGTTAGAAGAACAACCAGATATTATGACTATTAATCGTAAACGTGAATATGATGACATTAAAGAATTATTAGCTAAATGGTTAAATCCAGAAGCTGAAGAAGAACAAGCAGCACCTACTGCTCCTACTGAAGCAGCTCCTGCAGCACAATCAGATTGGGTAAATGATAATCAAGTAACAGAACAAGAGCGTGCTGCATTTACTTTAAATACTAGCTCATCAGATAAATTCGACGAATTATTTCAATAATGGCTAAAAAATCAGTTTCGGAAACAGTGTCTACAGTGTTAGGCGACAAATCAAAATTTAATCTGGCTGCGTTCAAGAAATCTAAATTCTTGGACCAGTCCGTTAAATTTAAAGCACAGAGATGGCTACCATTATCTCCTGCGTTTAATGAAGTATTATCATTACCAGGTATTCCAATGGGTCATATTACATTACTTCGAGGTCATAGTGATACAGGTAAAACAACAGCATTATTAGAGTGTGCAGTAGCAGCTCAGAAAGCAGGTGTATTACCAGTATTCATTGTTACTGAGATGAAATGGAATTGGGAACACGTTAAGCAAATGGGTTTCAAAATTAATGAAGTGTGGGATAAAAACACAGGTGAGTTAATCGATTATGAAGGTGATTTTATCTATGTTGACAGAGACACATTAGGTACAGTCGAAGATGTAGCTGCATTTATTGCTGATTTATTGCATGAACAAGCACAGAATCGTTTACCATACGATTTATTATTTCTATGGGATTCAGTTGGATCAATTCCATGTAAATTATCTGTGGAATCAAATAAAAATAACAATGAATGGAATGCTGGAGCTATGTCTCAATCCTTTGGTAACTTTATCAATCAAAAGATTGTACTATCACGTAAAGAGAATTACCCATATACTAATACATTAGTAGCAGTAAATAAAATTTGGGTAGATAAACCATCTATGCCGATGGAACAACCTAAAATGAAAAATAAAGGAGGTAATACAATGTATTTTGATGCTTCCGTTATTGTAACATTTGGTAATATCACTAATGCTGGTACTAATAAAATCAAAGCAACTAAAGGTGGTAAAGATGTCGAATTTGCTAAACGTACTAAAGTAGCAGTAGATAAAAACCACATTACTGGTGTACAAACTAAAGGATCTGTTATTATGACAGTACATGGTTTTATTGATGATGATAAAAAAGCAATTGATAATTACAAGAAAGATCATTCTGAGGAATGGCTACGCATTTTAGGTAGTGAAGATTTCGATATTGTAGAAGAGATGGGTGACGATGGAATTGACACATCATTAATGTTTGACCAAGAACCAGAATAAAATGGATAAAGACTTTTTAAATAAGTTATTATCAGAATTAAACGCTGATAAAAATAATTCAAAAAATGCTAGAGTACTCATTGTAGATTCAATGAATACATTCCTTCGCTCATTTGCTATTATTCAGCATATAAACCCCAACGGCCACCATGTAGGTGGTCTTGTTGGCTTTCTTAAATCGGTTGGTTATGCTATTAAGCTATACCAACCGACTAGGGTTGTTTTAGTGTTTGATGGACAAGGTAATTCTACTAATAAACAGTACTTATATTCTGATTATAAAGCAAATCGTACTAATTTAAAAGTAACTAATTGGAAAGTATTCGATTCAAAATCTGAAGAAAGCGAATCAATGGCTAACCAAATGGGACGATTAATCGAATATTTAACCCAATTACCAGTGTCAATGATTTCAATTCCTAAAATTGAAGCCGATGATGTAATGGGTTATTTAGTTAAAAAATTCGAAGCAGATTCTGAGGTAGATAAAGTAACAATTATGTCTGCTGATAAGGATTTCCTGCAATTAGTTTCTAATAAAACAGAAATATATTCACCAACTAAGAAGAAAACATACAGAACTGATGAGGTTTTAGAAGAATATTTTGTTCATCCTAATAATTTTATTAATTACAAAATGTTATTAGGTGATGCTGGAGATAATGTTCCTGGTATTCAAGGATTAGGGCCTAAAAAAGTATTTAAGTTATATCCTGAATTAACTGAATCTACTCCTATTGATTTAGAATATATGTTAAATAAAGCAAAATTAGAAGAAGATAAAAATGCTTTATATACAAAAATACTTTCATTTGCTCATCAATTAGATATTAATTATAAATTAATGTCATTAAAAGATCCAAATATAAGCAACGAGGATAAACGCATCATTGATGAAACAATTGATAATGCACCACCATCGTTGAACATAGGGAGTTTCGTTGAAATGACCGAGATTGATCAATTAAATGAGCGGGTAAATTGGCAAGGGTGGTTGATAGAGAATTTTTCTTCGTTAGATTGGAAATATACAATTTACAAATAAAGGTTATAAATGACAGCACTAGATAGTTTAGATAAGTATGGGAATTCGTTCCAAACCAAAGTATTAGGTTTGTTGTTAACGGATAGAAAATTTCTAGTAGACGTATCAGATTCAGTTACAGATGATTATTTTGAAAACACAGCACGTAAATGGATTGTAAATCGATTACAAAAATATTTTGACGAGTTTCATACAACTCCTACAATGGAGGCCCTTCAAATTGAAGTAAAAAAAGAAGATAATGATGTTTTAAAAATTGCTGTGGTTGAAGAATTGAAAGAAGCTTATAAAATGGCGGATCAATCACTTG